CTATAAATACAACTATGTCAACACAAGTCCAAATACGAAGAGGTAATACAGCACAAACATCAACTTTTACTGGTGTTATTGCTGAACTTACTGTAGATACAGATAAAAAAACAATAGTTGTCCATGACGGGTCAACTGCTGGTGGTATTCCTTTAGCTAGAGAAAATGCAAGTAATACCGCTGGTTCATATGCTAACTCTGCATATTCAACTGCCAATTCTGCACAGTCATATGCTAATGCAGCTTTTGCAACCGCAAATACTTCAGCAGCTGCTGGTTCTTATGGTAACTCTGCATTTGGTGTTGCTAACTCTGCCGCCAGTTATGCCAATTCGGGATTCATAACTGCTAATAGTGCAGGTGTATATGCGAATAGTGCGTTTGCTGCGGCCAATGCAGCTACTGCCACAGACGCTACACAAAATACCAATATTACAAATGCAGGCACTTATGCCAATTCAGCATTTACAACTGCAAACAGTTCTGGTGTTTATGCTAACTCCGCATTTGCAGCTGCTAATGCAGCTACTGCAACTGATGCTACACAGAATACAAATATTACAAATGCTGGTACATATGCTAATAGTGCCTTTAGCACAGCTAACTCTGCATTTGCTGAGGCAGATTCAGCTGCTAGTTATGCCAATTCTGCTTTCTTGGTTGCTAATAATAGCCTAGGCATTGATGCTACACAAAACACCAATATAACAAATGCTGGCACTTACGCTAATACGGCTTTCTTAGTTGCTAATACTCCAACTCATGTAGCCAACTCAGCCGCTAGTTACGCTAACAGCGGCTTTGCAGTTGCCAATTCTGGTTCAAGTTATGCTAATTCAGCATTTTTAATTGCTAACAATAGTCTTGGTATTGATACGACTCAGAATACCAACATTACTAATGCAGGCACTTACGCCAATTCAGGATTCGCAGTTGCTAATTCAGCCGCATCTTATGCTAACGGTGCTTTTACCCGTGCTAATAATAGTATCAATGCAAATACTGGTGGCACAATTGCTGGTGATTTAAGTATTACTGGTAATTTAACTGTAACAGGTCTAACAACTTACACCAATACAACAACAGTTTTAATCGCAGATAATATTATTACTGTTAATGCAGCTATAAATCAAGCCGCACAACCAGCAGTTAATGCTGGTATTGAAGTTGACCGTGGCGCACAACCAAATTCATCATTCTTATGGATTGAAACCTCAGGTAAATGGGGTGCAAATAATGGCAACAATACGATATTCATTGCGGCTGATTCGGCAGAGTCATATGCTAATGCAGCTTTTGCTTCTGCAAATTTAATTAATGGTGTTGATTTAACACAAAACACTAATATAACAAATGCTGGCACATATGCTAACTCAGCATTCCTTGCCGCTAATACACCAAGTTATACTGCTAACTCATCTGCAAGTTACGCCAATTCTGGTTTTGCTGTAGCAAATAGTGGCAGTTCATATGCTAACTCCGCATTTCTAGTTGCTAATAACGGTGTTGGTATTGATGCTACACAAAATACTAATATTATATCAGCATCATCTTATGCTAACTCAGCATTTGCAACCGCAAATACTTCGGCAGCTGCTGGTTCTTATGGTAACTCCGCATTTGGTGTTGCCAACTCAGCCGCTAGTTACGCCAATTCTGCATTTGGTGTTGCTAACACCGATGTAACAAATATTAACATCACAACAGGAACATATGGTAATGCATCATATTATCCTATCATTACTGTTTCCGCAAATGGTAGAGTTAATGTTGTAACAACTCAAGTGGTAACCGACCCAAGTGCTATCGCATTTGCCATTGCTTTAGGATAAAATATGTCAAAGCCAGCAACAAGAGCACAATACAAAACATACTGTCTAAGAGAACTTGGTTTTCCTGTTATTGAAATTAACGTGGACGATGACCAGGTAGATGACCGTATTGATGAGGCACTTTCTTTCTGGAACGATTATCACTATGATGGCCAGCAGAAGATGTATATGAAGCATCTGATTACGGCTGAAGATATTAATCGCCGCTGGATTTATTGCCCTGATGCGGTATCATTTGTAACTGGTGTGTTTCCGTTTGACCAATCAAATGCGTCAATCAATATGTTTGATTTGCGTTATCAGTTACGCTTGCATGACCTGTATGACTTTACTTCTGTTTCGTATGTCTCATATGAGATTACGATGCAGCACATTCGTACTTTGAACCTATTGTTCTCAGGTACACCACAGTTTAGATTCAATCGTCATCAGAACAAAGTGTTTCTTGATATTGATTGGGTAAGAGATGTTGTTCCTGGTAACTATGTAATTATTGAGTGTTATCGCAAATTGATTCCTGATACTGTCACATTAACAGGAACAATAACATACACAGCTTCTTCAAATACGGTTACTGGATACGGAACAATATTTGACCAAGAAGTTATGGAGAATGACTTCATCACATTAAATGGTGTTGATAATATACAAATTGCAACAATCAATTCACCAACATCAATTACAGTTCGTGGGCCTCTAGCTAATGCTGCATCAAATACAACTGCAACGATTGCAGGTAACTCTGATGTATGGAACGATAGATTTCTTAAGAGATATGGTGCTGCATTGATTAAAAGACAATGGGGTTCTAATCTGAAAAAATTTGCAGGCGTACAAATGCCAGGCGGTGTGACACTAAACGGTCAGCAAATATTTGATGAAGCTGTTGCAGAAATTAAAGAGTTAGAAGAAGAGATGTATAATCTTAATGCGTTACCTACAGAAATTATGATGGGTTAATGTGGCTACTAATTTCTATTTCAATAACTTTCCAATAAATCAAATCACCAGCGAGCAATTGCTGGTGGAAGACCTTGTTATTGAGGCAATGAAAATCTATGGCATGGACATTTACTATATGCCGAGAAGCACTGGTGACCAGGTTGATATGCTGTATGGTGAAGATACACTAAAGCAATACACAGCAGCCTATCCACTTGAAATGTACCTTGAAGATGTTACAGGTATGGAAGGTGAAGGCGACTTCATGTCGAAGTTTGGTCTTGAGATTCGTGATGAGATGACATTCCTTGTATCTCGCCGTAGATTTGCCTTTACAGTAAATCAAGGCCGACCAAATGAAGGTGATTTGATTTATGTTCCGTTGTTACAGAATTTCTTTGAGATTAGCTTTGTAGAACACGAAAACAATCAGGCAATGTATTACACGTTAGGTCGCGGCCGCGGCGGTAATGTCTATGTGTATGCATTGAAATTGAAACAATGGGTATTCTCTAATGAACTTGTTCTTACTGGTAATGCAGAGATTGACGGTCAAATTAAAGACGCATACCCAAGAACACTTATATCACTAAGAGCAGGTGGTTCTGGAACTTATGTGCCTGATGAGATAGTATATCAAGGCGCAAATGTGGCAACTGCAACTGCTGTGGCAACTGTTCATAATTATGTTACAGGTTCTCAGTTGTATGTTTACCGTGTAACTGGTACTTTTGCAGCCAACACAGTTATAAAAGGTAATACAAGTAATGCAATTTGGAATGTATCTACAACTTCCGATACTGCCACGATGGATAATTCATTCGAAGATGTTGTTGACAATAATAGAATAGAAGGTGAAGCAGATGATGTTATTGACTTCTCAGAACGCAACCCATTTGGTGAGGTTTAATGTTACATAACGCACACTTCTATAACAGAACTATCCGCAAAATTGTTGTTGGATTTGGTTCTATGTTTAATGAGATTGTATTAACTCGTTACTCAAAAGATGGGTTGACAGCACACGAAACAACAAAGGTACCATTAAATTATGGACCTAAAGAAAAGTATTTGGTTCGTATCAATAGTGATCCAACTCTGACAAAATCAATTGCAACTACTTTGCCTAGAATGAGTTTCAATCTAGAAGGTATTTCATATGATACAGGTAGAAAACAACAGACAACATTACAGAATTTTGGATTTAGTGCTGGTAGTTTGAGAACACAATATGTACCTATTCCATACAACTTCGATTTCAGTCTATCAATCTATGTTCGCAACACAGAAGATGGCACACAGATACTAGAACAAATACTGCCTTACTTTACACCAGACTTTACTGTTACTATAGACTTCATCAAAGAGATGGATCAGGTCTATGATATGCCTGTTCTTCTGAATTCAGTAACACCTGAGGTTGACTATGAAGGTGAACTGTATAACACAAGAACTGTTATTTGGAATCTTACTTTCACCGCAAAGGCCTATATCTGGCCACCAGTTATCAACCCATCAGGTGGCAAACTTATTCTTCAGGCAAACAGTAACATATATACTGATTCGACCAACTTAGATGCACAAAAGGTCTATGTAAACTTTGCAACTGGAAAAGGCGTCTATACCACAGGTGAAGATGTTTTTGTTGATGCAAGAGGTGTTACAGGTAAAGTTTTGTATTTCAGTAATACATCAACTGGCGTTCTTGTTCTAACAGATTTGAACAAGAGAGTAGTAGTAAACGATTTGATAACAGGTGCCTACTCAAATGCAACCTTTAAGATTTCAACAGTAGACAATTCACCAACAAAGGCTGTTGCAATTATTGTAACCCCTAAACCATCAACTGCCAACGGAAATGGTCCGTATGGATTTGAAGAAACATTTACAGATTGGCCTAACACATTAATATGAGCAAGACAGATAAAAAGTTATCAGAAATCTTTGACCTGGATCCAATATCAACAACAATCGAACCTGTTCAAACTGCCGAATTGGTTACCGTTGAAGATGATGTTGTAGATTCAGATACTGATTATGCCCGTAAGAATATCAGAAACTTGATTGATAAAGGTAATGTTGCAGTAGATAACCTTCTGCAAGTTTCAAAAGAATCAGAACACCCTAGAGCTTATGAGGTTGTTGCAGGATTGATGAAGACAATGGCAGACTTAAACAAAGATTTACTAGAACTACAGAAACGAAGAAAAGATTTAAAGCCTCAATTAGAAAATACTGGTGGTAACATCACAGTAGAGAAAGCAGTTTTTGTTGGTTCAACAGCAGATTTACTTAAACAAATTAGAGATAATAAATAGGTCACTATGGAAACATTAATTCAACAACTCAAAGTTATTCTTGCAACCAATTTTGCCTTGTATTTAAAGGCACACAACTATCATTGGAACATTGAAGGTCCTAGTTTTCCACAGTATCATTCATTCCTTGATTCGTTCTATAATCAAGTTTGGGAACAGACTGATGATATCGCAGAGCACATTAGACAGTTAGATTCTTATGTGCCAGGTTCATTTACAAGGTTCCTTGAACTTGCTGATATTGAAGATGCAACTACTGTGCCTTCTGCATTGGCTATGTTGTTAGAAATTAAGAATGATAATGACCGTTTAATTGTGCATCTTCGTGCCGGTATTGTTGCTGCTGACCAAGCAGGTGAACCCGCTGTATCTAATTTCTTACAAGATGTATTAGGTAGACAACAAAAATCTGCATGGATGTTGCGTAGCATTCTAAAGTGATGCTATGAGTGATACGGGGTATATGGGCAACAGTTCTCTAAAAAGAACTGAAGTCAAAATTTCATATACGCAAGAACAAGTATTAGAGCTTGCTAGGTGTGCCAGCGATCCAATATACTTTGTTGACAACTATTGTTATATCGTAACACTCGACCATGGTCTTCAACCGTTCAAACTATACGATTGCCAGAAAGAAAAGTTAGATGTAATCCATAAGAACCGAAAGGTTATCATTATGGAAGGCCGTCAGCAAGGTAAGACTTCTACTTCAGCGGCATACATTCTTTGGTACACACTCTTTCAAGAATCTAAGACAGTCTCTATTCTGGCTAACAAGGCATCAACCGCAAGAGAAATTATATCTCGTTACCAATTGATGTATGAAAACTTGCCTGTATGGATGCAACAAGGTGTTAAGACATGGAACAAAGGTGACGTTGAACTAGAAAACGGTTCTATTGTCTTTACTGCTGCGACAACTGCACAAGGTATTCGTGGTAAATCGGTTAACCTTCTGTATATTGACGAAGCCGCAATCATACCAAACACCGTTGCTGAAGCATTCTTTACTGCGGTTTACCCTGTCATTTCTGCTGGTCAAACAACCAAGATTCTCATTACATCGACACCTCTAGGTTATAACCACTTTTGGAAATTTTGGAACGATGCGATGAACAAGAACAACGACTTTGTACCGTTGTTTATTCCATATAATAGAATTCCAGGTCGTAATGAAGCTTGGGCACTTGAACAAAAACGCCAACTTGGCGAATTGAAGTATAACCAAGAGGTTCTTTGCAAGTTTCTGGGCTCTTCGTTAACATTAATTGACTCAGCAACCATTGAGTATATGTCTACCTGCCCGATGGTCTATACTAAAGACGGGTTAGACTTGTATGAATACCCAATCAAGGCTGAGAGGGATGATGAAGAAAAACTGGTCAAGAAACCTCACGCATATGTTATCGTTGCAGACACCGCACAAGGTGTTGGTGGAGACTACTCGGCATTTGTAATCGTAGACATTACTGAAGTTCCATACAAACTGGTAGGCAAATTCAGAGACAACAAGATTGCACCGATGCTTTACCCGTCTGTTATACATAAGGTGGCAAAAGACTTCAACAATGCATACGTTCTACTTGAGGTCAATACCAGTGAACAGGTTGCATATATTTTGCAGTCTGAACTAGAGTATGAAAACATTCTTTATGTTACAAAAACAGGTAAAGGCCAGCGTGTAACTGGTGGTTTTGGTGGTGCCGGTAGAACAAGTTTTGGTGTTGTGACAGACAAGAGAGTAAAACGAATTGGTTGTTTCACCTTTAAATCTCTGGTAGAAGAGAAGAAACTACTGATTCAAGATGCAGATGTAATTTCAGAGTTATCAACTTTTATTGAACACCGTGGTTCTTATGAGGCAGATGATGGTTACCACGATGATTTAGTTATGCCTCTAGTTTTGTTTAGTTGGTTGACAACTAACCCGTATTTCAAAGATTTAAACGATATCAATGTTCGTGAAGCAATGTACCAAGAACGAATTAAACAGATTGAAGAAGATGTTATTCCTTTCGGCTTCATGTCTGACGGATTAGAAGATGAATATGAAGTAGATGGCGGAGACGCCTGGACAAAAGAAGAACCTAAACAAATACCACCAGGTTACCTATCTTCAAATCTGTAAAAAACTAAATAGTGTATAAAGAAAAAATTGACCCATAACTAAGGAGAAATCCATGGCATTTCAGCTATCACCTGGGGTAAATGTATCAGAAATCGACCTGACTACAATTGTCCCTTCAACCGCTACCTCAATTGGCGGTATTGCTGGAAATTTCAACTGGGGTCCAGTTGGTGAAGTGGTTACCGTTTCTAGCGAGGTAAATCTCGTTAACAGATTCGGACAACCAGACAATACAAATTATGAATACTGGTTCTCTGCTGCTAATTTCTTAGCGTATTCTAACAATCTAAAAGTTGTTCGTGCAGCAAACACATCATCAAGTAACAACTCGACAGCAAACGGTACCGGTGTTCTGATTAAGAATTCAGATGACTATGTTGCAAACCGTGAAACTGCAACCAACACAGCTTACGGTCCATTTGCGGCTCGGTATGCAACATAG